TGTTTGCTGCCCGCCCAATAGCTGTACCGCAGACGCTGGTACATAGCTTATATTGTCGTTACTTTGCTCAAGGAAAATAGAACTACCTACGTTCTGTTGTTGGATTAAAACTGTCTGATAACCAGTTGTATCCAATACAAACTGCGATCCAAGGGCTACTTCAATTTCAAATGCTTGCGGTGCATCGGAAGGAACTAAAGCGCTATTTGGGTCGGCTTTATAGTTGACCTGATTTAATACTCTCGTATTAACAGCTAGACCCGTTCCATCTGTCATTGCCTGTTCAAGCAAGTTAATCCCGGCAAAATCGCCTGTTGGATCACCTGATATGAATACGCTGATCGGCGCTTCGTTTGTCGTGGCTGCCGCTAAAGTTGAATCTGTAACCGGAAGCTGTTGCCCATTTACACGACCTACCTGTTGAGTTGATCCATTATTGAAGCCAATAACATCACTGAACGAAGGTGCGGCAAGTCCGTTACCGCCTTGCGAGGATGAAGGTACTGTGCCGAGAAAAGACATTATGTCACCTCAATAGAAGATATTGTTACGTCCACTGCTGGGGATGACGTAACCTGTACCTGATAATTGTATGGTACTACAATTCTTGCAGCGTTTAAAATGTCGAGTGAGTTACCCGAAGGGATCACTACGTTCTTGATAATATTGGTAGTTACTGTTGCGCCATTATTGATCAATGTAACAGTTGCTGTTGCGGAAACTGTATTTGTATTGGCAAGTAAACAACCTACCATTGTCGCTTGAACGGTAGATGTTGTTGTTGGCTGGTAGCAAGTGGTCGCCGTTGTGACGTTCGCTTTCTGAGCGGATATATAGTTAATTGGCATGTTATGAACTCATTGACGATGATAGAGCAATGTTGTTAACACCGACTCTGGAATTAGTCGGACCAAATGGAACCAGACAGTTATACGCATTATCTACTATAGCCGTATACGCTGCTGTATAAGTTATATACACAATCATGCCTATTGTTTTTGTTATGGCTGCACCAGAATTTGATGACGATAAAACCGTAATTGTCGTTATTGTTCCAGCACCTGATGTTCCAACATATGCAGCCAATCCAGTTTCCCAATTTGTTCCATCCGTCACAGTATAGTACAGTTGATATTGGTTTGCGTTTGAGTTGAATGATGAAAAACCCGATACCGTTGTGCCATTGATATTTAATACATTTGTACCATTTGTTCCTGTAACTCTTTCTTCTATTCGATCATACGTATTAAAAGAATATGGAACTTGTGCCGGTGTTGCCGATCCCGTCAAACCAGAGACAGAAATCGCTTGATTCAAACCTACAGTCATATCTGTAGTTGCAAAACCCAGTGAAGCATCTGCAACAACCGTAGCAAGCGCATAGGGAACCACTGTTCCTACAGAACCTAATGCCGAAACACCAGTAATAAATACCGACCCACCTTCTATTGGTGTTACTGTCCCCGTCAATCCATCTGCTGAAGTAATAGTTAAGTAACCATCTATTTCTATTGCAACTGTAGGCAATATTCCGTCAGCGCTAACAGATGTGAGTTGTACGGTTTCATCTTCACTTGGCGTAGCCGTTCCAACTGCACCAGAAGATACTACTGAAGCAAGTGAGTTTGTGCTGGATTGAGTTGTCGATCCTGTTAAGCCAAATATGTCATACCCGGTAATGGGCTGGTCTATTTGTATAGATATACTTGGAACAATACCAGATGCGATAACAGGTGTTAAAGCGATACTCCCGCTTTCACTTGCCAAAACAATTCCAGCTAATGCCGAGATGTAAACGCCAGTTATCGAGACTGTTACGTCAGCCATCTTTATCTACCTATCATGGATAGAGCAAGAGCAATATTTCCGATATTGGCGGTGGAATTCGTAGGACCAAACGGTATGTTTGTGTTGTAGCTATTGTCAGTCACTACTGACTTTGAAGCAGGATAGTCGCACCATACATAACTACCCAGCGTAACAGGGATCAAGTTCCCCGCATTTGATGATGCGAATACCACATCGCGAGATAATGTATTACCTGATGCAGTATATGTACCCTGACCTACTTCCCATTGCGATCCATCTGAAATGGTGTAGTAAGTTGTATTTGTATTGCCAATACCAACAGCAAATGTCTGGAACCCAGTAACCGCTCCTGCAAGCGTGATTGTCCCGGTCCCAGACGTTTGGGTTGTTTCTTGAACCCTATCGGCAACTACAAATGCCATACATTACCTATTAGGTTGTCTGTAGACGGATCAAAGCAGTTGTGCTGGTATTTGAAGGCATGGTCAAAGTAAATGTACCAGCAGTTACCGTTTGAGCACCGAACGTAAACACCGCAACAGCAGCGTTTGATTGAGTGCTGTTATATAGCAACATCGTATCAAATGCGGTGCTCAAGGTAACGTTGGTGTAAACAATACTAGCTGAAGGAGTCCAATAACCCTGACCAGCGGTAACGGATGAGTTGTTTGACTGAGGGTTTGTACCGTTAGTCACAACCACACCGCCTGCTGAGTAGTTTGTTCCTGACACTTCAGCAACGCCGTTAACGGTTGCGGAGTATGCGGTTACAGAAGCGCACAAGCTGGTGGTGGTAGTTGTGCCGGAAGTAGTTACATACAAAGCAGCCTTGAACGTATCTGCGGTATTTGAGGAACGTGAAACGTTTGCGCTTGAAAAGTTATGAGTAGCACTCATAAGCTGACCAAGAAAGGAAGAACACATTGATTGCGTATTTGCCATGATTTTATCCCATTAAAGCGGTTGTAAAGTCCGTAAACGGAGTCTTCTTCAAGGTAACGTGTACGGACCGATGTACAAGTTCTCCCTCTAAATAATACTCATCCCACGTAGTGTACTCATCTTCATTGTCGAGTGATCCTGTTTGGTGGGTTAACAGGGAGTCGTCAATATCGCCTTTAGTCGTAGTGATTATAGCCATGAATGTCCTCTTTTATAACCTTATCAATGCACTAGTTGAACTGTTTACTGGTAACTGAACAACAAAGTTGGGTCCGGCGTTTTTATCTGATCCCCAGTTTAACACTGCTATAGAGTGATTGCTTTTACTGGAGTTGTAAAGCAACGCGCCCCTGCATATAAACGAAACACTCGTCCATGTCACATTGTTAAAACTAACATAAACCACATTGTTTTGTGTGTCCGTGTTAATAGTTACCCCGGTAACTAATTGACCACCAGCGGTGTAATTGGTACTGGTTACTTCATTAGCAGATGTATACGCGGTTGTAGTTGCACCTAATGTTGCATTACCAGTATATAAAGCCAAATACAAAGAATCCGTCAAAAGGTTTTGTACGCCCTGAAGAATGTCTGACTTGAATTGATTGGTAATTGTTTGAGTGATCATACAACTTTATATCTAGGCAGTCCGTTACGGTAGGCATCACCTTGCTCTTTCGCGTCAGCCAACTGTTTAAGCAGAGCCATCGCGCTATCTGCTCGTTGTTGATACTGCTGGATCGTATCTGTTTCTGCTTTAATATACGTAGCAGCTTCCATCAACGCATAATTTAACAAAGCAACATCAAACTCATTACCCAACCATGACTCTCCTAAAGGATTCAGCGTGGAAGTTACAGTACAAACGGGTACTAATTGTTTAATTGTTGGACTACCAACTGTATATATCTCTGCGTATAAAGCATCATTTGGTATATATCCAGACCCAATACTGAGCAACTCAAAATTTGTTCCGCCATTTGAGTCTACAGTGATATTGGCTATCGCACCGCTACCTGTTCCAGATTCATAAAAACCAAAACCATCGCCCCTAGTCAACGTACTATTAATTAAAGGCTGATTGACATATGTAAAACCGGGTAATGGTTGCTGCTCAGAATCAGAGCTATAAACTGACACCAATCCGCTGATCTGTCCTTGAATAATTGAAGTTGGATAGGCGTTGTAGTGCAATTCCATTGTATACACTTGGTCAGGAGTTGGACCAAGAATATATGTCATCGCATATTGATTAGAAGATTGTGGCCCAAACACAGCATAATACTGTGGCGTTCCCGTAGTAACGGGATAATTAAACGCTTCCCGAATAAAGTTTACATCTTTATTCAATAGATAAGTGTATGGACCTTGAAACTTTGCCGATACCGTTCCTGCTGCTGTCGCATTGGATGATAAGTATGCAGTCGTTCCTGATACAGACGTAACAATAGTTCCTGCATTGATGCCTGTCGCTGTTACGTTCATCCCAACCTGCACTGCGTTACCGCTTACTGATGTAAAGGTAATCGCATTACTACCTATCGTAGTCGTGATAGTTGCAGATGCCGAAACAAAACATGCTAAAGAGAATGTAGATAGCCAATCTGTTGGACAAGCCAGATAGGTATTGGTAGGCGTTACTTGACCTGTTACGTTCTTACGTAACGGCGCTAACTGAACTTGGTTATAAATCCGCTGTTCAGCTTGCTCAATAAAACGATTAACTGTTGTTGTAGGGAATACGTTCTCTACATAATCATTAATCGCTGTTACTAGGTCAACGTAAAACATTACGCCATCGGTCCTCTAGACATTTTGCCTTTTACTGCTGCGCCATATCCACGCATTTCTATCCCAGAAGACTTAGGCTCTTTACAAGTACCAAAGCTAACACCGTTAGGAATAGGATCGCGTATCCCAGCT